TTGTTGACCGTGTACAGGCCCCACAGGAGCTGTACGGCCTCAGGAACGTTGGTAGCGATCCACGCTATCCCTTCGATAATCGGGTTCAGAACGCTGAACATCGCCGTCGACAGCGGAGCAAGGGACTTCGAGACGTCAGCAACGGCGCCCAGGATGTTTCCCAGGAACTCCGCCAGCTTCGGTGAATTGTCCTTGACGTACTTCAGGAAGTTCTCGAACTCCGGCGAACCCTTCAGGTTCTCGCTCCACTTGGCGAAGCGGCCCGTGATCCGCTGCATCGTCAGGGATATGCCATCCATGTGCGGGAGGAAAGCGTCCACGACGCCGGCCATGCCCTTGATCAGGTTGCCGAAGGAGATGCCCAGCCCGACAATCGCAGGCTCCGCGCTGTTCGCTATGTCGTCCTTGAATCCCTGCCAGAACGGGGACTTCAGGCTGACGCTCGCGCGGTCCATCAGGGTCTTCACGGCGTCCGCTGCAGCGTGCACGAGCGGCGTCAGTGTCGGCAGGGTGTTCTTCGCCCCGTCGACGCCTCGCGTGAAGAGCGGGAGAACGTCCGGCTGCAGCAACGTCGACCACGTCTTGAACGCCGCGCTGAGCCCCTTCGGGCCTGCGATGGCGTCGTACAGGTCTCGCGCCGTCGGGCTCAGCTTCGCCAGCGCCTCGCGGTACGCGTCGGCCTTCGTCGCCGCCTTTGCCGTGGTCGTCATCCCCGACAGGCGCGCCGACTGAACTCCGCGCTCTGCGGACGCGATCGACTCCGCTGCAGCAACCTGTGCGTTGGCAGCGTTGCGGACGGCGTCAGCTACTCGCTTCTGTGCGTCGACGACCGCCTGAGCCTGGTCCTTGACGTTCCGCTGCGCGTTGGCCAGTCGGTCCGTAGCAGCCTTGACGGCGTCGTTGCCGTCGACGCCAGCCTTCTTCTGCGCCGCCGCGGACTTCTGCAGGTCGGCGTACGACTGCTTCTGTTCCTTCTGAGCCTGGAGCGCCTGATCCAGGGTGAGTTGCGCCTCGTCGCGCTGGAGCTGCGTCGCCTTCGGGTCAGCGAGGACGGCGTTCAGATCCTCTTGCGCCGCCGTGACGCGGAGAGTCGCCTCACGCTGGGCGAGGTCGCCGTCACGTAGTTGGTCGTTGAGGTCCCGGAGCTGCTTCGAGGCGTCCGCGCGAGCCTGCGTCAGATCCTCTTCAGCCTGCTTCGCCGCCTTCTTGGCGTCCGTCAGGGACCGCTCAGCGGTAGTTACGGCACGCTCCGCCTGCGATATCTGATCGTTGGCGGCTCGAATGCTCTGAGCGGCATTCCGGTGCGCGGCTGCAAGGGCCTGCTGAGCGCCGGCCATGGCTAGGGCCCGCTGCTGCGCCTGGACCGCTGCGTTGACGCCGGACGACGTCGCGGTTGTGCTCTCCTTCTCCGCCGCCGTCTTCGCCTGAAGGGCAGTCGAGATGCCCTTGATAGCGGGGACTGCGACGAGCGCCAGGGATCCCACGCCAGCGGCTGACGCGAGGGCTGCGGATCCGATGGCCCCGATTCCCGCAGCCAGCACCGGAACGGCAGGGATCGCCGTCAGGATGCCGATCTGAATCGCGAGGGCAAAGAGGGCACCCTCAGCCTGCGAGGTGTCCGCCTTGACGCGGACCACTGGATCCCGGGCGTCTACCGCGTCGATCTCCGCGCGGAACTCAGCCAGAGCAGCGCGCGCGACGGCTGTGTCCGCGCGTACGGCAATGTTCGGGTGCCTGGCGCCCAGTGCCGTCAGCTTGGCTTCGATCTCGTCGACCTGTGCGCGCGCCGTGGCGGCGTCGATGTCGATCCCGATTCGCTTCCGGCTGAGCTGTTCCAGCTTGGCCCGGAGTCGCGCCAGTTCGGCGTCAACGCCCGTGTCCGACAGCTTGACGTCGAGCTTCGGCATCGCCCGGAAGGCGGCTTCGAGCTTCGCCTTCAGGCTGCGCGCGAACGCGCCTCCGGTCTGCTCACCCTGCCGTACGGCCGACTTCTGCGCCACGCCGCCAGCAACGGTCATCGCGGAAGAGATCGCACTCGGCAACTTGGCCTTGAGGACTTCACCGATGGTGTCGGCCATCTTGTCGCCCATGGCCTTGCCAGCCTCCACCCCGACCTTGTCGGCGATGGGCAGGACGACTGCCTTGAGCTTCGTATGGAAGTTGGGGATCACCGGTACGACGTCGACACCGACGCCGCCCACAATGTCCAGATCGCCGGCCATCACGCCTCCTTCGGCTGTTCCCTCAGCCGCGGGTCAAGTACGCGGCGCTGCTCATCCGTGAGGGACTGGCGTCCAGCGGATGCGTTCTTCGGCGGAATGCCGGGGCGTGGAGTGGGCGTGAACTCGCCGGGCTTGCCGCCAGCAGCCGCGACCGTGACGGCTGTGTTGAGGCGTACGGCGTCCAGGAGGGACGCGAGCAGCATCTCCACACCGGACCACGGCGCCAGGTCTGGTCGGTAGTCCTCCCCCGCCTGCGAGACGTCGACCGGCGGAGCAGCGCGGCGCATGGCCGTCTTCGTGTGCGACTCGGGCGGAAGATGCTCGATCAGGATTCGCAGCCGACGGATCGACATGCGTCCGCGGTAGACGTCCAGAACGTCAATGCCGCGGAACGCGAGGTCAGCTTCTACCGCTTCCGCGTGCTCCGTGAGCGCGGAGAGGGTCGCCCAGACTTTCCCGGGGCCTCGCCCGTGGACTCCATGGCGTCAGCCGTGAACTTGTTGATCTCCTCGAAGGTGGCGTCCGCGTCGACGAACTTCGGAACGTCGTCCTCGTGGAGCACGCCCGCAGCCCACGTGTCGTAATCGCCCTCACGGAGCGCCCGGAGGTAGGACGGACGCCACTGGAGGATGGGCTTCACGCGGAGCGGCAGGCCGGCCAGGTCAGCCGTCCCATACGTCTCGGTCGCCTCGTGCTCCTGCGCCTCAACGGGGGTGGTCTCAGTGGTCATGCGCGCGGGTCTCCTATGTCAGGGGGTGGTGCCCATGGCGGGCGGGCGCGCGGGTCACTAGCGTTTGAAGCGGGGCCCGGACCCGCGCAGATACGGGCCCCGCTGGTCATCACGCGGGGAAGAAGTCGGAGACGTCGATGCCGCCGTACTTGATCGTCCGCTTCACGGCCGCGCTGGACGCGCCCTTGTAGAACTTGAAGGTGAGCTGCGTGTTCATGACGTCCGTGGTCTGCGGCTGCTCGTCACCACGTTCGGTCACCTTCCCGTTCGGCATGTAGAGCCGCATCCGCTTGTCGCCGTCCATCGAGTCGAAGATGAAGGCGTAGCGCAGGTCCGACGGCTTGTCGGGCAGGGAGTAGGTCGCGATGTCGGTCGCCGGCTCCAGCACGTCCACGGCCACGTTGTCGTAGAGCGATCGGACGATCGGGTTCAGGGCCTCCAGGAAGGTCACCTGAACGCTCTTCGTCGACTTCGTCATCAGGGTGCGGATCGGCTCCAGGCTGCCAGCCGCTTCGACGTCCTTCGTCTCTTCGTCGATCTTGAAGAGCCCGCCGTCGGTCGTCACCCAACCGAGGTTGGTCCAGCCGGTCGCGGGGTCGGTGAAGCCGGTCGGCGACGCCGTGTCCTTGGCCGCCAGGTAGACGAGGAAGTCAGTTGCGCCGTAGGTCAGATCCGCATTGCGGGTGTCCGCCATGATGCCTCCAGGGCATGCGAAAGGCCCGCGCGTGGCGGGTCAAAGGTCAGGGGTTGTTCAGGCGGCCCGGAGGCTGACTGTGTACTCGGCTCCGCGACGGCGGATCGCCTCGTTCGCCCACGGTCGCGACGTCGGCATGGAGTCGCATCGGACGCTGCGGATCACCGCGAGACCGGCAGTGCCGTTCAGGAAGACCAGCGCCTCGTGTACTTGCGCCGCCAGCGTTCGGGCTGCGTCGTCGTCAGCCGCGAAGACGTCGACCGACACGCGTGGGTGCTGGCTGAAGCGTCCGCCGGATCCTCCTCCGGCCGTCACGCGGATCACGGGGAGCCGCGCCTCCAGGTCCGACGGGGTCGACGCACAGGAGAAGACTCCTAGCGTCGCCTCCAGCCACGGCCCGATGACCGCCTCAACGTCAGCCACCGTGGGCCGCCTTCATGGCGTCGATCGTGGCCCGAAGGACGCGGTACTCCGGCGTCTTGCTGTTGCCGTACTCCACGATGCCGGCGTGGTTCGATCGATTGACGAGGGTTGCCACCTGGCGCCGCCCGGGGCGTCCAAGGAACTTGATCGACTTCAGGCCGTACTCAACGCCAAACGACGCCCGGTACTCGCCCGGGTGCGGATCCTGCGCCGGGTCACCTGTCGGTGAGAGCGCCTGAGCGACGCCCAGTGCCCTATGGGCCGTCGGAAGGACGGCCTGGAGCATCCACGGGCGCTTCAGCATCGATCCCATGCCGGAGTACCGGCCACGGTAGGTGCTGCGATACGTCGTCAACCGGTCACCTCCTGGAGGGATGCCTCTACGTGCGCTAGGGACGTCGCCGGGAACTCCAGCGGAAGGCCGATGACCTGATAGGTCCGACCGTCGTGGATCACGTGGTCCTCCGCGCGCACGTCCGTCCCCAGCGGGGCGTACAAGACGCGGCGAGTCACTACGGTCTGCTGCTCGTAGGTGTACTCCGACGAGCTACCGACAACCACGCCGTACGGGTTCAAGACTCCACAGTTCTCCACGGTAGTCTCTGTCGCCGGTCCGGGCTGCAGGGTGCCCGCGGAGTCCCGGACCGGCGCGCCCGGACGCCTGATGATGACCGTCTCGTTCATCACGGTCCCGAGCAGGCTCACCAGACGTCCCCACACGAGCGCCAGTCGACTGACGTGGGCGGCCCGATGTTCAGCGAGCCAGCCCCCGTCGACATACCCACGGCACGACGCAGCCGGCGCCGCTCGTCGGCGGACATCGCCATTCCGATCTGCGACGCGAAGTAGCTGACCAGCATGCCGCCTGCCTGCTCGCTGCTTACGCCGCTGGTGTTGACCAGCACGCGAGCCGCCGTGGCCAGGGCAATGGACGCCACGCCGGGCTGTGGAGGATCGGTTACCCGGTCCCCCACTTCCCCGCGCACGGCGTCCGTGGTCATGGTGTCGATGACGCTGAACTGATCGGCGGTGTAGGTGCGGCCCGTCAGCGCCTCCAGTTGGGTCTTACTGAGAAGCCCCACCGTCCGCCGCCTTCCGTCGCCCGGGGGCGCGCTTGACGGGTGCCTTCGTCACCGGGACCGGATCCGTCAGTCGACTGACGGACGAATCCGGCTGCGGCGGCACCGCCCACGCCTTCGGGTTGATGATCAGGGCCTGCGCCCACTCCGGGACCTCGTCCGCGGGGCCGAACACGTGGGCCGCGCCCTTGTCGTCCGTCACGTGGACGTAGCCGTTAAGGGTTGCCATTCGTGAATGCCTCGCGTTTCGGGTCAGAGTACGTCGGCCTGGAAGGTCAGGTCAGGAGCAGCCACGACGGGCAGCGCGATGGCGACGGCGCGGGTCCACACGGTCTGTGGGTCCTCGCTCTTGTACGAGCCAACGGCGATGCCGGCCTCGTCACCAGCCAGCCCGTAGCGCGGGTCGTCCGCCTCCACCGGGACGCCCCACAGGGTCTGACCCACGGCGTCACCGAACTCCGGAAGGAACAGGATCTTGTCCACGGGCGTGACTCGCGTGGCGACGCCAGCGACGTTCACCTGCGCGTCGTAGATGATCACGGGCGGGATGTCGTAGTCCCCGAGGACCGTGTTCAGCCCGTCGCGCGTGAGGACTGTGGGCGGGTTCTGCGTGTTCGCGAGCTTCGTCAGCCCCGTGTTCCGACGCAGCCAGTTGTAGGCCGTGCGCGACATCAGGGTGTACGCCGGCAGGCGCCCGTTCGTGGTGTTGTAGACGTCGAGCCAGCTCGACAGGTCACCGTAGGCGTCCGCTGTGGCGAAGGTGCTCCACGGGGTCGACGCCGTCACGGAGTGCGCGGCGTTGCGGCCGAAGTCGACCGACGCCTGAACGCCGTTCTCGTTGAGGTTCACGGCGCCGGAGAACAGGGCCTCACCACGGGCCAGTTCGAGACGGGCTTCGATCTGGCGGGCCAGGCGGACGCCGTCGGCGAGCATGGCATCGCGGATCTCCGCGTTCTGCGTGTCGACGTTCCGGCGCTTGATGCGCTCGTACTCGCCGACGGGGATCTTCCGCGAGATGGGCGGCAGTTCGCCGCTCACGCGTGCACCACCGGGACGAACGGCGACGTCCGAGGACGCGTCGTAGGCGCGGAAGTTCGCGGCCTCCGTCAGGCCACCCCCACCCTTCGTGAACCGGTAGCTGAGGTCGTTGACCGTGTCGTTGGGGAGCCAGCGGTCCAGGGTCTCCGCGTTCTCCGGACGGTCGGCAAGGGCCGCTCGCGCGTAGCCCGTGAGTTCCGCGGGAGTCGCGAACTCGTCAATGAGCTGCATGTGTTACCTCTCAGATGAAGATGACGCGGGCGCCGAGATCGACCTTGCCGGCGGCGTCGACGGCGACGGGAAGCTTGGACTCCCGGATCACGCAGTGGATGAGCATCGACGCGACGGCGGACGTCAGGGTCACGCCCCGTCGGGTCACGACCTCCACGCCCGTGAAGAGGAAGCCGACGCAGGTCTGCCGACCATCGCTCGCGGCGTCGTCGTACAGCCCGTACTTGCCGCCCGCCGTGATCTTGCCCAGCGGGATGCCGCTCTTGATGTAGCCGTCCGGGTAGTGGGTGCCGGCGGTGAACTTGCTGACGTCGAGAGTGATGCTCTGGACGATGTCGGTGCCGTGCTCGCTGCCGAGCCAGTCCCGCCGGTCCTGAGAGAAGGTCTCGGTGATGAGGCCGAGGTTCATGGATCCTCCGTTGAGGGGAGTAGGTCAGTTCTTCGCGTGGCGCTGGCGGTACAGCTCCGCGCCGGTCGCCGTGGTCTTCTTGCCGTCCCCCGCGTCGTCGCCACGAGGGCCGCCGGAGCGCGGGAGCGTGGTGCCGCCCTGGCCGCCCGTTCCACCCGTTCCGCCGGACCCGACCTCCGCGAGGTAGGCGTCCGCGTCGGCCTCCAGCTCCGCTTGGGTGGATCCGCTGAGCCGGTTTGCCTGCGCCAGGGTCAGGCCCTTCGCCAGGGCAACCTTCAGGCGGGTGTTCTCGTCGGTCAGCGTCGTGACGCTGCCGGTTGCCGAATCGCGCTCCTGCGCGAGCGTCTGACGCTCCTGAGCTGCGCGCTCGTCGGCGGTCAGCTTCTCGTCCTCGACCTTCTTCAGGGCCGCGTCGCGGTCCTTGAGACGCTGAAGCTCCGCGGCGTCCGGGGCAGCATTGGCGCGCTGCTCGTGCTTGCGGGCGTGGTGCTTCCAGTACGCAACCTGCTGCGCCGGATCCATCTCCGCGACGGGCTTACCGTCGGGGTATCCGTGCTCGTTGACG